CCCCTATATTCATTGTTTATTGTTGAATGTGGAATACGAACAGATGCCCCTCTATCAGACTCTCCATAGGTAAACTCAGCAACATCTGATGTTTCATGTTCTCCTGTCAATCTTCGTTCATTACCACTTCCGTAGTATTCAACATGTTCAGAATGAGACTCTTTTAGCATTTCACAAATCTCTGTGACATATTCTTTTCCGCCTTCTTCCCTCATCTTTTTATCAGAGATGTTAATATGACAACCAGAACCGTTCCAATCACCTTCTACTGGCTTAGGGTCATATGAAATATACTTTTCGTGTGCTTCTGCCAATCTATTAAGAATATATCTTGAAACCCACAGTTGGTCTGCACAAGAAATTGCAGGTGCAGGACCAAGTTGATACTCCCACTGCGACTTCATAACTTCTGCATTCGTGCCATTGAAATTGATTCCCGATTGTATGCAGAACTGTGCATGGGTTTCAACAATTCTTCGGTGTGTGTTTATGATGTGTTTACCACCAACTCCACAATAATATTTACCTTGCGGTTCAACAGAATCACCATAATCCCAACCATCAGGGTAGTTTGTGAGGGAATCCACCAATAAATATTCTTGTTCAACACCAAACCAAAGGTCGTTTTGGTCTTCCAATTCATTAACAAAATCTCTAAGTTTTGCCCTATTATTGGATTCGTGTGGTGTGTCATCTGTATTGAATACTTCACATAAAACTATGTAAGAAACATTATCTCGTTGATTGTTTGAAAAGGGGTTTCCAAAAAATCTAACAGGCTTCAAAATCAAATCGCTATTTAATGATTCTGATTGATTGGTACTAGAACCGTCAAACGACCATTGTGGGATTTGCTTCATCACATCCTCAAATGAGATGGGTTTTTCTTCATCTCCAAATTCAATAGGAATATATCTAGTTTTGCTTCTGATGTTATTATCATCATATCCATCAATCCAAACATATTCTAGTTTTGCTAATTTTCTCATTACGACTTATTCTCCTTTATAGAAATTCACTTTACATTTATGTATACTACCAAAAAATAATAAAATGTCAACATTATTTCTTTATTTTACTAAAATTACCTTTTTTAACAAATTCAATATAGTTATCAAATTTGTCTGTCATACCTTCTTTATGTGAGATAACAAACACATTAGATTTGTTTCCAATACTTTTTATAATCCCCAGAAACTCTTCTGTTCCTGTCATATCTAACGAACTATCAAACACTTCATCCAGAATCAATATGTTACAATTGACACTATTCTTCATTCTTGACACATCTCTCCACGCCAATAGTAAAGACAAATCTATTCTTAGTCTTTCTCCTTCACTGAAACTCTGATATGTAAACTCGTCTCGGTGTCTGCTTTTTATAGTTTCATTGAAATTCTCGTCCAACTCAAACAAACAAAAGAAATCTAAATCTTTCAAATATCCATTTATTAGTTTATTCATTACCGGAAGGTATTGCTTTATAATTTTTGATTTGATTCCACTGTCCTTCAATAAAGTAGCAGCAATTTCATAATAATGTTTATCGTCTATATGTTCTTTTCGTTCGTTTGTTTCTCCGACACCCTCTCCAACCAACTGTTGAAGTATGTCGTTTTCTCTATCAACTTCAACAGATTCGTTTAAAATGTATGTGATGTTGTCTTGAAGTTTGCTGATATATTGATTATGTGATGTAATAATGTTTTGATTTTTACTTATTTCTCTTTCAAGGTTACCTATTTCATATAGTGTTTTGTTTATATCACTCAAACGAGATTCTACATTCTTTATCTCGGTTGCTATATCATCCAACCCACTTTCAATTTCATCTTTTCTTTTTGTTTTTTCATATATTGCACATGTCTTGTGTTCTTCATTTATATCTTGTTTGCATGTTGGACAATTGTCTATACCATCAAAGAATTGTATTTCTTTCTTTATTCTTTTTATGTTGTTTTTCATTTGCTTTTCAAGGTCTTCAATTTTTAGCAATTTATTTTCAACACCATCTTTATCATAAATACTGTCCATCAATATTGATACTTTTTCTTCATAATCTTTAATATTTTCTTGATTATTTACCATTTGTTCCTTGATATCTTGAATCTCTTTCTTATTGTTGTCTACTGAATCAATAGACTTCTTCTTCAACTTGTTGATATATTCTTTTTTTGTTTCTATTTTTTCTTTAATGATTTCCAGTTTAGTGTCTATATTTTTTATTTGTTCTTTGGTCTGTTGTATTCTGCCTTTAATGAGAATATTCATCACAGAGAACACATTGATGTCCAATAAATCTTCTACGACAGAACGCCTATCCGCAGCAGTCAGTTGCATAAAAGGAATATAATTAGACGAACCCAATATAACAACTTGACAAAATGCTTTATATGTCATTTTCAATATATGTTCTTCAAGGATTTTCTGGTAATCTTTAGACCTTGATTCTTGAGGGAGCATAATATCATTTTTATAAATTTCAAATTCTTTTGGTTTCAAACCCCTGCGAACAAAATAATTATCCGAACCTATAGAAAATTCTATTTCAACCATACAATCTTTGTTGTTTATAGAATTTGTCAACTGTGGTATATTTACACCACGAAAAGACTTACCAAACAACACAAAAGTCATAGCATCCAAAAATGTTGATTTACCAGAACCATTAATACCACTAATAAGAGTGGTATTGTATTTGGTTAAATTAAACTCAGTAAAGTTATTTCCGTATGAAAGAAAATTCTTCCATCGTATTTTAGATAAAGTTATCAAATCGCCAAAGACTCCATATATAATTCCTTTATTATCTTTTTCATTTTATCTTTATTGTGAATCTCTTTCATTGTGTCTATTTCGTTATTAATAATTGTAACAGTATCTTGTGTCAAATCAACTATTTCTTCCTTAGTCCAATCAGAGGTATCGATATCTTCGACTGTTGTGATTTTAGCAACACCAGAATTATCAAGAGCATCTATAAAAGAATCAAAAGAGATTGGATATTTTTTACACTCAATATAAAGTTTTACATAAGAATCCTTATAAATTTCAAAATCTTTCTTATTAACTTTAATTTCTCCTGATTCATCATTATATCGCAAAGTATGAAACATCTTATATGGGTTTGGTATAAACTCAAGACTTCTATTGGAAGTATCAAATATATGGAACCCCTTCACTTCATCCAAATCTGCAAAGGTTATTTGATATTGTGTTCCCAGATAATATATGTTATCCTTTTCCTGTCTACAATGAAAATGACCAGATAATACTTGCTCAAAGCGTTTGAATATTTTTGCATCCAATCCACCACTAAACTTCATTCCCCGCATAACCTGATAACCATTCAATTCTAAATGACCTACAAGTATAGGAGAAGAAACTGTCTCAATAAACTTCATTGATTCATCATAGTTTTCTTTGTTTATCCAAGGCAGAAAAGCAACAGAAAGACCATCAAAATCCACCACAGTAGGAGTTTCGTGTACTATAATATCATTACCAAATAGTTCTTTTGGAGAATTTACTTTATTGCTATTACGATAATATACATCATGGTTTCCTAATATACAGTGTAGTGTGATATTATTGTCTTTTAATTTGTTGATAAATCTTTCTCGGAATTGATTTAGTATGCTAAAATTAACAAACTTTCGTCTGTCCATCAAATCTCCCGCATGGATAATAGTATCAATGTTGTTTTCTTTTAAATATGTAAAAAATATATCATCAAAAAATTTCATGAAGTAATCAAAAAATAACTGCGAGTCACCCCTCGCAGATATATGAGAATCATTTATCAGTGCTATCTTCATTTTTTTCATCCTCTAAAACAGAATCAAGTGTACCCTTTTTATTAGAATTCTTTTTCTTTTTTGGTGTAAACTTTTTCACATCATTATTATTAAGATTAAAATGTTCTAATAAAATTTCTTTATCTTCTTTTTCCTTATTATCAAAATAATTTTCTCGATAATAATTAGTCAATATTCTTTCTTTATCTTTCTCTTGTATATACTTATATTTAATATATGATTGTTTCTTTTCTTTTTCTATTCGTCTCAAAAACGCATAATAAATTATTTGTGTAAAATATGAAAATGGATTTTTAGATTTATCGGGGTCAAAATTGTGTGCATATAATAAACAGTTTTCTATCCCATCTCCTATCATCTCTTCCCTGTATGGGTAGTTCATAAAATTTGGTCTATATGACAAATGCTCTGCTATCTTTAAAAAACATTCCCCAATATATTCTGTTATTGGTGGTCTACTTTCATCAGTGTTTTCTGCTTCTTTAACTAAAATTTTCCATTCTATCATTGCCTGATAAAATTCTTTGTTATTTACATATTCTCTAGTTTCTTTTTTTTTAGCCATTTTTATCCATATTAAATTATTCCTATATTTTATTCAATTATTATATTATATTAAAATTATATTGCAAGAATTATTTTAAATATTCTTCGGGGTCAATCTCCCAATCTGTCCATTTGTTTCCAAAATCTTCTCTATCCTGTTCATCACCTGTATAAATATCACTTATATTTTCACCGTCACCATATAATAAACCATTCATAATTTCATCAAGAACAAACGGGGGCAACTGTATATTTGTTAATAGTATATGCTTTAAATAATTCATTAGATTTGGAATATAATCATCTATCGGTTCTTCATTTTTTGTTGTTTCATCATCTGTTATTTTATCATCAGGAGAAAACACTATTTTGTTTTCTGTTGGGTCTAAATCTTCTTTCTCTTTTTCTAAATCATATAATTTAGATGCTGAATTATCCGGTGTCAAAAAAGTGGCAATATGGTTTTTTGGAATTTCAACAACGATTTCATTTGTAAATTGTAACCAATCTTTTAATATAGTAATTTCTTTTTTTTGTCCAAATGCATCGAAAGACATACTAGATTTGAATACCATAGGTCTTTCAATAATATATCTACCTTTTTTTTGACCCAATATTTTGGTAATTATATCTTCACCGCTTCGTAATTTTAATATTCTATATGAGGTATTCATTTATAATCCCTTTATAATTGAACGAATATGTTTTCATAATCAAACATCTCTCTTTCATATATTTTAATTCTCTCCTGTAAATGTCTGTATGTGTGGTTTACATACTTCAAATATCTAAAATCATCACTTATATCATAAAGTTTTACTTTATTTTTTGTGTTTGTCCGTCTTAATCCTCGTCCAATAGACTGCAACACACGAATAACAGAACGAGATGGTGATGCAAACACTATATTATTTATATTTTTTATATTTATTCCCGTAGAACATGTTCCATATGATGCTACTAAAACAGCATCTGTTTCTTTATCAAGAATGTGTCGAATTTCTTCTCTTTGTTCAACATCAGTTTTTCCGTGAATAAGAAATACTTTTTTGTTTTGACATTTGCTTTTTATATTTTTATGTAAAGGAATCCCATGCTCCTGAACATAATTGAACAGTATTAATGTATTTCCTTTTATTTTGCAGCACAAATCAATCAAAAAAGTATTCCTCTTATTACTATTTATCAACCATTTTATCTCATCATTATAAGAAACTCTTTTATTTTCTAATATTTCTTTAGGTGTGTATTTTAGAGTTATACACTCTATTTTTAAAGTGGAAAGTAAATCCTTTTTCATTAAATCTTTTGTGTTTGTCACTTTATAAACCCGCCCAAACAAACCCTCTATCACCAATTTATGTGTCAGAGAATCATCTAATGTTCCAGTAGTACCAACACGATACGGACAATTCTTCAATTTTGTCATTATTCCTGTTAGAGATTTTGCTTTAAATAAATGACACTCGTCTCCAAATACAGCACCAAATTGGTGAAAATATTTTTCTGGCATTTTATACAAACTCTGCCAAGTAGATATAACTATATTTTTATCTGTATCTTTACTCTTTCCAGAAAAAATGGTGTGACAGTTTGTATCCACATCCCAGCCTAGTTTTTCTGAATAATCCTTAAAATCATTATACATCTGAGAAACCAATCCTGTAGTGGGAACGATAATTAATATTTTTTTATCCTTTGATATAATATCACAATAATATCTCATTAAAGAATAAATTATCAAAGATTTTCCTGACCCCGTAGGAGACAAAAGTAAACATCTATTTTTGTTTATGGAGGTTGTGATTGCATCAACTTGATGCTCATACGGGGTAAAGGGGAGTTTTAAATAATTTTTTAGATATTTAATAATATGTTCATTTGATATATTATTTTCTTTTACATCAAAATTGTGAATTTTTATATTATAATTTCTATCTTTGATAAACTGGGCAACATAATCTAATAAACCCGCATATATTGTCCTTGTGTGTAGATTAAACAATCTGATACGACCGTCCCATAATTTGTTTTTGTATGCGGGAGTATATTGGTAATTTGGAACCTTAAATGTGAAATAGTCCGATAATTCTTTTGCCAATCCCTTTTCACAACCTATCTTAATAAATACATCGTTATATGGATATATTTCAATGGTGTCATAATCATACTCCATTGGTAAATTTTATCCAATCTATTGCTTCTCTAATTAACCATTGTCTATTAATTATCATTTTTATGACATTTTCCAAATAATCAACTTTTGATTTTTGATATTCCATTTTCCCCTTTATGGCTAGGATATCCTCATCAGAATCTATAAATTTTTCAATATCTTGTTTCAATAACTTGAAATCAAATTGTTCCCAGCCAAACCCTTCCAATTCTTCTTGACTTAGTTTTCCTGTGTAATACAACCACTTATATTTCCTCATTCTCTTAAAATCGCTATCATATTTGAAATATATCAATTTTTCATCATTGAGGATGATAATATATTTATTGTGTAGTTGAGGGGTTTTTATTGCTTCTTTATCCAACTCAGTGTGGTCAATTTCTATGTCGGTTTCCACTTGTTTTCTTATATCTTCTAATCGCATAATAACTCCTTAAATGTGAGTATTATATCACATTTATCAGAAAAAATCAAGTGTTTAATGGAACAATATCATAACTTCTGTATTGAAATGTTGCTGTGGCTAAAACCGGTTCTGGGTCTGCAACAGCCGAATCGAAATCAATACCACCAATATTTACAGGGAAAACTCCCTTATATTGAACAGAAAGAATAGGTCTATATGCACTCGACATTATTATCATTTCCGCATCTGTTTGTTGTTGTTTCTTGGAAACATTTTCAGTGAAATTTTCCATCGACCCCATCGACTTCATCCAATCAAAAATTTCTAACCAGTTTTTCATATTTTCATCAACTATAAAAGAAATCTCTAATACACCAAAATCATACAATGTTCCTGCTAGTTGAAGTCTTGTTCCATATTTCGTTGGTTGTTCTACAATACCAAAATCCAACGAGGGTATATTTGCTTTTTGACAAAAGTATGTCACATATGGAATTCTATCAATTGAAAATTTAAAAGAATTATTTAGTAAATAATTATCTGTGCTTGGTTGCCTATTTGATGCAACTTCATAATCTTTATTTGTTCCAAAAGTATATCCAATAGACATTATAACAATTCTCCTTATAATATGTATAAAAAGAAAGGGAGTCCTTTTCGGGACTCCCTAACTTATGATTACTATATCACTCTATCTTATGTACCTGAACCACCGTGTAGGTTTAGGATTCGGAAGATTCGATAGTATTGGTTCTTACGAACAGTGAGTGTTTCACCGTCTGGTGTACCGTTGTTTGTAGGACCGGTTGTAACGAATGGGTTACTTACCATACCGTAACGAGTCTTGAACCCGATTTTTGGTTGGAAGGTGTTTTCACCAACTGCACGAACCATTTGTA